CAATGGGCTCAAATGGGAGAACGTTGATCTTGAAAAAGGCGTCATCCGGGTGAGGGAGCAGATGCCATGGGATAAAAACCAGCCATATCTAGAGACTCCAAAGTCAGATATGGGCTACCGAGATATCCCGATTCTTTCGCCGTTGAGGCCCATGCTTGAAGAGCGTAAGCTCATGCATAAGCCTTGGGAGTATGTCCTTTCCGAAGAAGATAAGCCTCTTACCAGCTCAAAATATGATTGGAAATGGGCGATGTATTGTCGCCCGCTTGGCTTGAGTATTCGGATTGAAAAACACGCTAAAGTAAAAGGTCATCCTGACAAGGTGCGCACCTACTACAAGTGGAAAGCGGTTGTCACCGCCCACCAGTTTCGGCACTTCTATGCAACAAATCTTTTTTATGCAGGCGTGCCGGATCTTGTGGCCCAGAAGCTTATGGGCCATGCCGACATCATGACAACCCGCCGGGTATATCAGCAGCTTCGGGAGTCCGAAGATCAAAAATACTATGCCCAGCTGGATGCGTATGTCAGCGGCCAGGCAGGCCAAAAAGGTCTGCAAAAAAAGGCAGACGAAATGCCAGACCAAAAGCCCTAGGTCTGCAAAAAGTCTGCAAAATCAAAAATGTGGTTGTATTTCGTGCGTTTTGAGGGGTTCAAATCCCCTCCTTCGCACCAAATGAAAACCCGCATGAATCCTTGATTTTCTTGGATTCATGCGGGTTTTTCGTTACTTTCAGTATAAGGGATTCTCCGGAATGCTCCTGTATAATCCCTTATACTCCAGCTCCCCGGGTCTGCAAAAAGTCGGCAGAGTCGTCAGCGGTCCGGGATACACTCCCAGTACCTTACAAGCTTATCTTCCACGGCGTCCTCATCGTTCAGGAACGCCGCCGCCAGATCAGCATAAAAATTGGGGTTGTCGGCGCTGTAGGCGCGGGCCACTTTGCAGTAGTCGGAGTACATCATGCAGAGAGTGGCCCAGAAGTCCACGGGGTTACAGGTGAGATTGCGCTGGGTCATCAGCTGGGTGGCCTGGTCATAGCTCCAGTGGGGCCCGGTGGTGCCGTCGGCATTTTTCATGCTATCGCACCACTCTTCTGCCTCGTCACGGGTCAGATGCGGATGCGGCATCATTACAGCCTTTCCAGATGCACCCCCGTGCTCATACTGCCGGGAAGTGTCGTCCCAGCTGCCCGTCTGAGAAAAGCCGATGCGAGGCATCCGACGATCATACCCGTCAGAGTCGGGATAGCGCGGCATAGGATACGGGTCAATGTAACGATTTTCCTCGATGCGCCAGGAGCGCCGGGGCTCTTCCCGGTCTTCCACCCGGCGCAGGCGGCGCTCCATGTCCCGCTCTCTGCGCTCGCGCTCTTCTTCCAGCCGATCACGCTCAGGCTCTTTGCTCTTTTCGTGGTCACGGAGCATCATCATGCGGCGAAAATTAGTCTTGCCCATAATCTACACCTCCTCAAGAAATAGACGCGGGTGCGCCAGCGTGGGAACGGCAGAAGCAGCCAAGATACTTGAACGTGCCGGTGCCGGTTGCAGACGTTGCAACACGGGTAGCGTAGCGGGTGCGGGTGTGGATGCTCTCGGCAGTCGCCTGAGCGCAGTTGCAGTCGGTCAGAGGGTATGCGGTCGCGCCTGCACCTATGGTAATAACCACAGGGGCGTTGATGGTGGTCGTGTCCGGCAAGCTCTGAGCAACCACGATACAATACTTCTCTCCGTTCTGGTATGCGCCAGCAGGGATGTTGATGGTCAGGGTATCGTCGGCAAACGTGACTGCCTGACTGATGACCAAGTGCGGGCAGAGTTTGCAGCTTGTTTTGCAAGCCATAGTGTTTTCCTCCTAAAAAATCAGGGGCAGAGGTGTCTTACCCCTGCCCCGATGGTTCACCCGGTGTTATCGGGGAGTGTGTAGGTTAGCAGCCGCAGCAGCAGTTCACGCCCACGTTAGGGTTTGCCACCTGGTAAGCGGGAATCGGACGAGGATTGACCCGGTTCAGGATGGTATCGGTCTGCTGGGACATCACGGTGGTCAGAAGCGCATTCTGACGATCCTGAGAAGCGGCGAACTTCAGGCTCTGGTTCTCAGCGGTCAGAGTGGCAATCTTATCCTGCGTGAAGTAGTCCATCATGCTGCGGAAGCTGGCGTTGCAGTTGTCCACGATGGCACGGGCGTTGTCTGCGATAGCCTGACGGGTAGCGCAGTCTTGCTGTGCAATGGTATACTTCAGGTCGCCGATCAGCTGCTTGTTCTCGCAGCAGCAAGATGCAAGCTGCGTCTGGATAGCGGTCTGACCCGCCTGACGTGCGTTGCCCTCCTGCATGATAGCAAGGCTGATGGCGTTGTCGCCGTTGGACACACTGCGTTCCAGACCGTTCACGAGCTGTGCGTTCTGGTAGCCGAGCTGACAGATCGCCTGATTAGTACCAGCAAAGCCGCCCGCAACGGCAGCGTTGAGAGTGTTCATCTGTGCGAGCTGGTCATAGCCCAGAGAGCAGATGCCGCTCTGGATGCCAGCCAGAGAACGGGAGGTGTCCTGCTGGTAGAAGCCCTCAGACAGTGCCGCACGGGTGTCTGCACCGCCCTGACCGGTTGCACCAGTGCCCACCAGATAGGGGATGTAGCTGTTCATGCCGTTGTCACCACCGTTCCGTCCGTAGCCGTTTGTGCCCCAGCCGAAGATGATGGCGAGGATGATAACCGCCCACAGACCTTCGTTGCCGAAGAATCCGCCGCTGTTATTGCCGCCGTCCTGCCCAGCCAGATAGCCAGTTGCAAAATCGTCCATAACAAAACTCCTTTCTCAGTTTTGCGTTATGCTATCCCACCGCCGTGTGCGATGGGCGAAGCCAGATAAAAGCGGTTTTTATCAAGTCCGCAAAACTGAGAAGCGTTTCGCTTAGAGAGATGCTTTACCGGGGCAGCGTCAGGTTCAGGACGCTTGCCAGCTGGTTCAGGTCGATGCCGCGCTCTTTGGCGAGGTTCTGTGCCATCGTCCTGAGCTGCATTTCGTTCTTGCCCTGAATCAGGTTCAAGCCCTGCATGATGGGGGCATTTTGCCCGCTTAGCTGCTGGATAAGCCCCATCGGGTTCTGTCCGGCACGAGCCAGATTTGCAAGCTGCATGATAGGGCTGTGAGTAATCATATCAAACGGAGAGGACATTGCTTATTCTCCTTTCTTCGCTGCGGCAGTGGGCTTAGAAAAGCTTTTCTGCCACTTTTCCAGTTCATCCAGCCTGTGGACGAGGGCGTTATACTCTTCAACAGGCACATACTGCTGTGTCGGTGCAGCGGTCTGCTGTGCCTGTTGTGCTTGTATCTGCCGCCATGCTTCCGGGCTGTAAAACTCTAACACGTCAGATTCACAAGTGTTTGGATTCAGACGTTTGCAGTAGATGACACCACTACGCAAATCCGGGCAATACGTCCATCTGCCGTACAGGTCAGACGGTATTGCCAAAAATTCTTCTCTGCTGGAAACAGGTCTGCCCAGCAGCCAGCCGCCGTCCTGCGCCGACTGCTGAACAGGCTGCTGCCCATTCATCGGCTGCGGACGCTGCTGCTGTGCCTGCTGCATCTGTGTGTTTGGCAGGGAAGTGGCAAGTCCTACCGTGCCCATACCGCCGTAAGGATTGACAGGCTGCTGCGGAACGTAGGGCGCTCCGGGTGCCGGATAATAGCTCATAAAACATCCCTCCTTGTGCATCTAGTGTACCGCATTGGCAAAAAGCGAAGGACAACGAATGCCAAACGAGTGCCAAAAATAAAAAAGCGCCCACACGGCACAAAGCCGCATGAGCGCTTGGGTTTGAGCTGTTATTTTGTATGCGCCTGCAAAAACTCTTCGACTGCCTGCTTTAATACCGCATTCGGAGTTGTGCCAGCCTCTGCGCACGCTGCCTTAAACTTTTCCGCGTAGTCCTTTTTTACGCGGCAGGCTAAGCTTGTCATGTTTTCCTTGTCCCATTTGGCATTGGATGCCTTTTTCTTTTCTGAAATCATAAAAATACCTCCCGTTTCATTTGCCTTAGTATAGCAAAAAACAGCACTGTTTACAATGTCAAAACTGTACAAGATGGCACTATAAACATTGTCGAAAATGTCAATTTACATACACTGTAAATAGTGCTATACTATAATCACAGCAAGGGAAATAAAACGATGGAGGAAATAAAAATGGAAACGATGGACTTTCTGAAGGGCGCACTTCTGGTTTGCAAAAAGATGTTTGGTGATGAGTTCGAGAACCTCTCCAAAGAAGAAAAGCAGGCGGTCGTTATGAAGGTGCTGAACGACACCTTAAAGCAAAATCCAATCCTCATGCAGGCAATGGGCGCAGCAATGCAGAAAGAATTTTGCGCATAAACAATAAAACCCCCGATGTTCCAAACGGAACACCGGGGGTTGCTTTACTCAAAAACTTTAGCAATGCCGTCCAGCCGGGCCGAAACCGACTGGCGGCAGTAAAGGTGCTCAATGAGCATAAAAATTCGCGAAAAACCTTGACAAATACGCTCAATGAGCGTATAATATAGACAGTGAAAGACACCACACACAATCAACTGGAGGTAACTAAGATGAAAGATTATTACAGCAGTGCAGCAGCGATGTTCGATGGCGGTTGGAGAAGCACCGACAAGGAAGAGTGGATTGCAGAGTATTGCAGCCCGGCTTGTGATGACCCGGCAGACCCCGAAGAGTGGGAAGAGTACGAGAAATATTTCAAAATGTTTGAAAAGAACGAGCAGTAAATAAAAAATCCCCGAGTGATGCGCGAACACCACCCGGGGAATTTATCAATCAAAAAAGGAGAATTGCAATGTATAATGCAGCTGAACTTTTCGTCATGGCATCTGACCCAAAGGCCGTTAAAGAAATCTTTTTGAACAACGTCACCCTCAGCGTGGAGGACGATGCCCCCGGGTGCGTTGATCTGGATGCCCAAAAGACTAAGCTTGAAAATATTTGGAAAATCGCCCACATGTCTTTTAAAGAGATGGTGGAAGAGACAGGCCTCACGCAGACGGCCTTTGCCAAGATGGCCGGGGTTCCTTATCGTACACTGCAAGGCTGGTGCGGTGAGACAAGAGAGTGCCCTGTATACATCCGCTTTTTGCTGGCAGAGCACTATGGACTTCTGTAATGGGTGGCAGGATGAGATAAAAACGCCATTAACGAGCTGAGAAAAAAATCTCTGGCGGTCTGGTACAAGGCTGCCAGAGATTTTTTGTGCTCAATGAGCATAGAACCTTGCAAAAAGCCTTGATAAATACGCTCAATGAGCGTATAATATAGACAGTGAAAGACACCACACACAATCAACTGGAGGTAACTAAAATGAAAAAGCTGACTGCCGAAGAGTTCGCAACCAAGGTCATGGAGAACGGTACCGAGATTGAATATGAGGATTTTGAATCCGCAAGCCGTGATTGCCAGATCTGGACGATCTACGCACACATCACCGAGGACGGTGATCTTGTCCGGTGCTGCGACGATGCTGAAGAGACCATCACCACCAAGCTGGTTCTCGACGATCAGAGCCAGAGTGATGCCCTCATGAACGGCGAGTTGGACGACATGGAAAAGCAGGTTATCATTGATGAGCTCTATCCCAAGTACCTCAAAGTGCTGGAGGACATGGAGTAAATAAAAAATCCCCCGAGTGATGCGCGAACACCACCCGGGGGATTTTTTGTGAAAGACACCTCACAGGGAGGTGTGCAAATAGTATATCACATATCCAGCATTTTATCAATGCTTTGCAGGCGATAGCTCACCGCCTGCCGGGAGTAGTGGGTGCGTGCTGCAATGTCGGCCTGCGGAAGCCGCTCAACGTACCGCAGTAAGGCTATCTTACGGTCTACCCTCCCAAGCGGTGCGCTTTTGATGGCGGCGGTCATCTGCTGTCGGTCAAGTCCTTGCAGGCACAGTGGCAGCACTACACGAGCCGCCGCCACAGGCAGCACCGAGCCAGAAAGGCTGCGGCAACTCTCCGGCGTTGCGCACCATAGTGCCAATGCTGGTAAACTGGTGACAAAACGTCACCAGTTTGTTGACATTGTCGATATGGTGACCTGTACAAACGTCTGTTCCGGCGCGGTCAGAATTTGTCTGGATAATACGTTTTGAGCATCTCCACGGGTTAATCGGTTCGTATGTAGTGCTTGCCATGATATCCTCCTTACTGTTTTTGCAGCGCCGCTTTCATGCGATCAAAGAAAAATTGAATCACCACCCCGATGGTCTCATCGGTGATGGCCCACGAGATGAATTTTCCGTACTTGCTTGTGGCCAGGGCCGCGCGGAGCATCTGAGCCACCCAGGCTTTGCGCTCCGCGCCTTTTTTGGTGCCCTGGATATCCTTTTCTGCTTGCTCGATGAGCTGGAGCACGGTGGGCTTGACCGCCGCACCATAGCCCAGCCGGATGCAGCCCAGGGCGTAGAAGATAAAGCCGCCCAGCATGAGCGCGAGGGCCACAGGGGCAGGAAGTGCGGTTAAAAGGTTATTGATTGTTGTCATGTATTACTCTCTTCTCTCTTTTTCAAGGTCTGCAATGCGGTGGCTTGCCTCTTTCATCTGCTCTTCAAGCACCGGGATGCGCTGGGCGAAATTGTTGTGTGTCCGGACTTCCCGGGTCAGCTCTTCCAGCTTGGTTTCGGTCACAGCCTGCTGCTTGTCCAGTTTTGCATCCATGCTCTGGGCGGTGTGGTTGTTAGAGACGACCACGCCGATCAGGCTCAGACCGCCGGTGATAATGGCTACGATGATTGCTTCGCTCATGCGCCCTCCCGAAGACGGGTCAGGCCCTTCTTGCGGATGATTTTGGGGTAGTTGATCTCTGTCACGTTGAGGTCAACGTTGCCGGAGATGCCCGGCACGCGGCCCTTGCTGGTGTGCTGGTGGGCGTGGTAGATGTAATCCACCTTGGGCGTTTCGCCCGTGTAGTCGGCGAGCCAGACGTCCCAGCGGCCTGCCAGGCGCTGCATGTCCAACTCATAGCTGTAGCCCGTGTAGGTGTACAGCTGGGCATAAAAGCCCATAGCTTCCACCTTTTCCAGCGCATACGCCACCACGTTGGTGAGGTCAAGCGTGGAGAGCTTTTTGAGCTTGTTTTCCTCCACGTCCACGCACACGGGCATGGTGAGCTCTTTGCCCCGCACCGCTTCCCGCACAAGGGCCAGCTCTGCATCCGCCATCGCTTCGCTGGTGGCGTAGGTGTAGTAGTAGACGCCCACGTCCAGCCCAGCGGCCCGGGCGCCCGCGTAGTTGCGCTCAAAGGTCGGGTCGATGTACAGTCCGTCTGCCCGCTTACTCATCTTCGAATTCGTGGAGACCGTCTTGAGCATGACGCCTTTGTAGCCAGCCGCCTTAATTTTGCGCCAGCCGTCGAGGGTGACTTTGCCCTGATACCGGCTCACGTCGATGTATCGGTAAGGCAGCGGCCCGCCCCAGCCGGGAGGAGCGGCGCTCTGGGTGTCCACAGTGGACACGGGGGCAGGCTCTGCGGTGGAGTTGTCTGCCGCTTCCTTTGCGTGAGCAAGAGCGGCGAAGAGACGGAAGAGAAAAGTCAAGAGGTTCATGTGGTCACGTCCTTTCAGTTTTTGGTAAGATAAAGCTCTCTTTTATTAATGATTTCTTTATTATTTTAATAATTCGCAAATACATATTTTCTATCAGATAAATCATTTGATTTATTGCACCCAACTCTTCCTATTCTTATTTGTTTGTTTTTTCTGTCTATGCAGTAAACATTAAATGAATTTTGACTCATACCATAGTCACTTCTTGGCATACCATCACAAAATCTCTTTGAAATTTTAGCACTTGTTGTCGTAACACATAGCAATAGCTGCCTATTCTTACCATTCACATACCCAATATAATCATAATGAGTATGTCCGCATACGTAGCAAATAAATTCTGTGCCATCTGAAACATTACTAAAATCTGCAGACACATCCACACTTTGATATGTTCCTGTGTATAATTTCGCCAATGATTTTTTATCGATAAAAGCATCTACAACATCAAAGATTAACGTATCTTGACCTACTACCTCCCACCAGTCATTCACATTACAAGTGGGAGACGTAAAACTGTCAATTGCGCCCGTCATATGCCTTGTTCCCGGCATATGTTCTAATATAATCACTCCATAATTTGTAGGTGTGTTTTTTAATGTGTTTACAAACCAATCGATTTCCGTTTGGCTAAAGGAAATATTTAACCCCTCAAATTGGTTTAATGTTATAAATCTAATTTTATTCTTTTCATCGTCATAATAATAATAAGGTTTTGAATCACAAATATAGTTCCAACGGTCAGCAAAATAAGATAAGTTTTCATTATACACATTTTCTTCCGGCAAACTATAGTAATCATGATTCCCTAATACATTTAACGCCCGTACATTATATTTTTTGTCTATTTCTTGTACATATTTCGCCCCGTCTTTTCCAGACGATACCACATTATCTCCCGTGTTAATCAAAGCATCCGCATCGATAGATTCTGCAAAATTATATGCATTATCCAATCTTGTGTAATCGCCATGAACATCGCTAACATGAACAAACGTCGGATAGCGCACTGGCAGATTATCAGAATCCAAGCCAATATACCGCAGCCAGTTTATATACTGGTTTGTTTCCAAGTCCATTATCATAGCATTTTCAATTGATGCGTTTGTTTCAACAGCAATTATATTTTTCTTTATAAATTCAGTTATGACTTCATTGTTTGTTTTTTGATCAGAAATGATTTCAACTTGGAACGATTCGTATTCACTGCTCAACTCACATTCGTATCCATCTATCGCATTTTTTATGTTCCATTCTCCATACGCCTGACCTTTTGTATTACGAAATCCAATATTTACATACATTCCATTAGGTATGTGAAGTTTTAGCTTTATTCCTTGTGTCGGTAAAGCCAACATATTAGTTCTATACACTCTTCCTGCATTGTCATGTTTGTGCATACCAGATAAATCCAGTAAATTGATTTCTGCTTTTTTGTTATATTCAGCCTTACACAGAGTAACAGACCCATCGAAATCATATCTTGATACAATTTTTTGGGTGTCTTCTGCATCGGCAAACTTCACTCCAAAATATCCATCATTTATGACATCTATTACTCTTTCTTTTTCATTATTCCATTCCGTTTCAAAGTATGTCACAGTTGTAGTATCCTTTATTGAACCAGCCCAAAAGAAAACCATACTTTTGAAAGAACCACAACTTATTGTTATACGTTGTCCTTTTTTTACCGCTATTGCTCCCGTTCTTATTTTGTGATCATCTCTTGTTCCAAAAGAACCGTTGTATGCTATGTTGCCGTTATTATCAGGATGAATATTATTGTCCGAGTGATAAGCACATACGGAAAAATGTGTTGTATTATAGTTATCAGATATCAGCAAATATTCAGCGCCAGCTGGAACTTTAACAAATCCATCAAAGCGCGATGATTTTACACTTCCTATTAAATTGTTATTTACATCACCATAAGTAGCATCGCCAGTAGATTTTTGAAACTGTAAAACAGCATCATGTATTTTTTCGGCATGAACATATATGATTTCGTTTTCTTTAACTCTCCAATAATATATAGCACAATCTGTTCCGCCCGTTCTTGTTCCATCGGATTTCAGCTTCCAGCCTTGTTTATATCCATTATAAAAGACTTCATTCGTTTGAATTGTATTTGATTCAGCCTCCGTAAAAACTTCTAAATTTTCCTTTAGCTGCTTCACGCTCTCATCAAGCTCCGTATAGCTCTCCGGGATGCTCTTGAGTGCCTCTGCGGCTTTGGCGTCGATGTCTTTTTTAACCTGTGCAGAAGTGGAAATAAGATTATTTCTGGTTGTCTCGGCGTCGGTCATGGCTTTTTCCAGCTGGGCGAGGTAGTTGCCAGCGATGCCTGAGAGATTGAAGTACATTTCACTTTCTCCGGTATCCTCATACCCGTCATTTCTGACATCCGCCATGATGGGCCAGCTCTTGAGCATGTAGCCTTTTGCGTCAGAAACGCACAGCACCACGGTCAGATGGCCTGGGACGCGGAGGGCCTGACGGGCCAGTTCACAGGTGACGACGTTGCCGGAAACGGTGCAGGCGGCACGCTTGCCCGCGCCGTCCTCGATGGTGTCATACCAGCCCTGATTTTGGGGGCCGAAGCCACGGTACATAATGCTGTATACCGCACCAGCCGGGGCCGTATAGGCCGCGCCGCTCTTGTAGAGCGCCGCCTGAAAGATACGGCTCTGGCTTTCGCCCTCAACGACGCCGAGGCTCTGAGGGAGCCCGGGGTTATCAAAATCAATTCTGATCTGCTGCATAATTGTCCTCCTGTTTGATGGGCACAAAAGCGCCGTTGATGTACTGGTATCCGCTCAGATCGCCCTCGGGCAGGGCGTCCACATAGGCCGCCCCGTCCGGGAGCTGCTGGAGCGCATAGCGCGGGTTTACTTCGCCGCCGGAAAGTACCACCCGGGTGTCCGGGTCGTAGTTGATCATGATCATGGCATTTCCTCACATAAAGCCGTAGATGTTGACGGGCACGCAGCAGCTGTTGTCCGTGTAAAGCGTCACGCCGTCCACGGTCACTTTTCCGCCGCCCTCTGGGATGTCCGCAAAGCGGGAAGCCGAGTATTGGCCTTGCTGAAAGACGATTCGGTCCGGGTAAGTGGTGAAAAGCCGGCTTTGGCTATAGTTCCAGTTGAAAAGTCCCCGGGTCGTTTTTCCCGTAGTGCTGCCCACCACCGCGATGGTGGTTTGCAGGCCGCTCTCGCTGGTCAGCTGGCCATTCGTGACGCTGCCGAATTCGATGGAGATGGTGGAGAAGCTGCTCAAATCCAGATTCAGCGTCTGCGGCTCAAAAGCTTTGGCGTCAGAGTTGTGCCAGATGGAGACGTTGTTGCGCACGCCGTTGAACTCCAGCCCATCATCTTTGATGGTAAATTTGTGGTTTCCGGTGCCAAAATCCACGGTGCCGTCGTCTTTTTCGGTGATGTAATCGGTGGCCGTCTTTCCGGCCATGGTCGCCTGCCACCAAATTTTTTTATTCTCTTCCCGGTCTTTTACCACCGCTTTTGGCAGGCTTTGCTTGACCTTGCCGATTCCGATGGAAGTATACAGCTCACTGAGCACATCATACTCCGTCTTGGTGATGCGGGCCGAGGTGCCAACGCCAAGCCGCAGGTACTCCACCCGGACGGTATCTCCTCGGGCTATTTTTTTGATACCCTTAGCGTTTTTGTACTCGAGTGTTTTTTCCAGCTGCACCATGCTGGCCGTGATATTTACCGGGATTTGTCCCAGCTCATTTTTCTCGATAAATTCCTCTGCGCTCTGCCTCATGCTGGCGTCCGAGGGTGCTTTCTGGTATTTGCTGGAAAGGTCGAGCGGGTAGATTTTTTTGAAGCTGGTGATGCTGGTCGCCGCGATGGGCTCCAGATCGTAGTACTTATTTTTCTTGCCGCCCCGCCAGTAGGGATACACATGAGTGTACACCTCTTCGAGGCTTCGCTCCTGGCTCAGGTCGATGAGATTCACGCCGTACTTGATGACCGCACCCCGGTCTACCACGTCTTTCCGCTTCAGAGTGCACTTGAGGCCGTCGAAGATCCACACGCCCTTGTAGGTCGAGGCGATGTTGTTGGAGCTGTTGGCCAGCATGGCAGCACGCAGGGTCATGGGCTTTTCCAGCTCAAAATTGCCGCTGGTGCCATTGTCCTCCGTCACATCGCCCGTGTCCGGGTCAGTGGATCTTTTTGGGGGATAATCGTAGGCAAAAGTAAAGTTGCAGTCGCCCACGGTGTTCATGAAGAGCTGAGAGATCACGCTGTTCAGGCTGCTGCCTGAGATGGGCTTCAGGATGCAGTCATTGAGGTCATAGCTCAGGTGGTGGGCGTATACCTGAAGATTGCCATCCATGGGCCGGAGGATCTTGTAGATGCGGAAAGGCTGGCTGTTTTCCTCGGGAGAGGGTTTTGCCAGGATGATGCGCCGCTCGGCCAGGTCTTTGGCGTGGGCTCCCACGATGGGATAGGTCATGGTGAGATCATACGCGCCGTTTTCCTCGCAAGAAACTTTGCAGCTGGTGGCGTCCGCCAGCGTGCCAAGCCCGTGGCCGGAAAAATCCAGCACGTTGTGCTCGAAAAGTACAGGTTTCACAGTGTCCACCACCTCGGGGTCACGATCACGCCCGTGATGCCCCCGCTCCAGCTGACGGTGTTTTCACCGGGCTGCAGCGTGGGGTACGGGCCGCTGGTTGTCGGGTTGATGTTGGTGCCGTCGGTCAGATAGGTGTCCTCGGTCTCGCACTCCAGAAAAGCGTGCTGTTCGGAAGAAGTCGTCAGCTTGAAAGTGTGGCCGTTCACTTTCAGGGTTCCGTCCTGCCCGTTGCCGGTGATCTCCCAGAGCGGCTTGGCCGTCTGGGCATAGGGGTTAAAAAGCTTCTGGCCGCCGGTCAGTTTCTGGGGCTGCTGCCCGGCCACCGCAAAGTGGCGCGGGTCGCAGGAAAACTGCACCTGAAACCGCCCGTACCGGTCGAGGATGTTCGTGGTATTGCTCATGGTGGCCGTGGCCCGGTAAAAATAGCCGGGGTCATAGCCGTCGGCCAGGTCGTGCGGGCCGGGGATGGCACAAAGCCAGTCCTTGATGGGACGCAGCTCTTCCGCCGTTGGCCGCTTGCCGTGGAAGTACAGCTGGTAGGTCACGGTGATGTTGTCGTAGTAGCCCAGGTCGGCGTGGAGCTTGCCGCTCCGTCCCGGCACCACATACTCTTGCAACTTGGCAGCCGGGGTGGGGATGTTGGGCTTGTACTCGATGTGCGCCCCGTACTCCTCGCTGCTGTGGCCGTTAAAAAACAGGTATCTGTCCACTGGATGCGGCCTCCTCGTTGATCATCTGGTTCAGGCGGTCTATGGTGTACCGGGCCAGCTTTTCCTCGTCCATGCCGGGCTGTGCCTGGATGGTCATGGTCACGCCGCCCAGCTTGACCGTGCTGGACTTATAATTTTGCTCGTAGGATGGCGACGCCATGCCCACGTCGTACTGCATCTGGGTCTGCAAATCGCTGCTGACATCCCGGGCCGCATTGCGCAGGACATAGGCATTGTTTTTCAGGCTGTCCGCCATGCCGTGCACCATGTCCGGCATCCACGTCTCATAGTCCCGCAGGGGGCCCTTATCGGGCCGGGAAAAGTGCAGGAATGCGCGGATCACGCTGCCCACAAATTTTGCGGCTTTAGTCAGCCAGCCGGTTTTTGCGGCTACAGTCACCATACCGGAAGCCATGCCCTTTACAAGGTCACCGCCCCAGGTGGAGCCCAAGCCTTGCAGGCTTGAAACGTCGATTCCTACCAGATTGCTCATCACAGACAGCATCATGGTCTGCAAGCCGTTGGCCAGTCCGCCGTTCTTGGTGTTCATGTACCCGGTAGCAAAGGCCACCAGGCCGTTGGTGATCAGGCTGCCCACATCCACGTTGTCCCAAAAGCTGTCCCAGGCGCGGTATCCTTTGGCCATATCGGAAAACCAACTGCCCAATGGGCTCTTTTTCAGGCTTTGCGCGGCTTTTTCCAGCCCTCCCAGCTTGGTGTCCAGATCAAGGATAAAACTGGAAAAACCGCCCAGGATGCCCTCGGTATTCTGGAGATCAGCGTTTAAATCCTGAGATTTTTCTTTGACGTCGGTTAAAACGCCGTTGACATAGGTCTTTGTCTCGGTCACGGTCTGCTTTTGCCCGTCTTTGATGCGGGTATAGCAGTCTGTCACCACCTCGGTGGCAGAGATCACCGTGTCCTTGATCTCGCCGGTCACGGCGTCCACCGTCTTGGCTGTCTGGGTCGTGGTCTCGGTGGTGCGGGTGATGTTGCCCACCATGTCCTCGGTGCCCTTGACAGTCTCGGTGCGGGTGTTGGTGGCCGTGCGGGTCGCCTCGGCTACCGCGTCGCTGGTGGTTTTAGTGGACGTCACCACGCCATCCAGCAGAGTCTGCACCCGCTTGAAGTTCTGCTCCTGCCCATTCACCACCTGAGTCCAAGTCTCGGTGATGGTCTGGGCCGTTTCTTTTGTGGTGCCCTTGAGCTTCTTGGTGGTTCCGTCGTAGACGTTGTAGGTGTTGTCAGCGGTTTCGGTCACCCGCTTGATGGCCCCCACAATGCCCTCGGTGCCCGTCACCAGCTCGGTGGCGGTAGAGGTCACGCTGTCAGCCAGCTTTTTGGTATCGGCTGCGGCTTTTTTGGTCTTGGCCGCAGATCTGGAGCTGTTTCCACTTCCGCCTCCACCACTCGTGCCCGATGTCGTCGGGCTGGTTTTTGGCTTGGACGAAGTGCGCCAGTCTTCCCACTGGTCAGCGTTGGCCACGCGGTCTTGGTGCTTTTTCAGGCGTTCCTGCCGGGCCTTTTCAAGCTCCTGTTGCTTTTTGGCTTTCTCTTGCTGTTTTCGGTCGTCTTCGTTGCTCAAGATCGCATTCGTGAAATTCTGAGCGCCCTCAAAAAGTCCACGGCCAAAATTTTTGGCGGCATTTAATCCGGCACTCCAGAAATCGCCGGAGCCAAGCTTTTCAAGCAGCTGCTCCAGCAGGCTGCCGCCAGCCGCCACCACGTCACCGGAACCAGACAAAATGCCCCCGGCAAATTCTCCGGTGAGTTCGCCACCTTTTTCCAAAATGCTGGGCAAATCTTCAATTACTTTGCTGCCAAAGCTTTCCAGCAGCGAACCGGCCGCAGAGACTAGCTTGGGGGCATTTTCGACGGCACCATCAGCCAGTCCGGCTGCAATAGAAAAGCCCGTGTCTACCACGCTGTCCATGTTGGAGTTGGCGTAGTCCACAAAGCTGTCGATGGCATTCCCGGCAAGCGCGTTTCCGGTGGCGATCATGCCCTGTGCGCCGTTGCTTTGCAAAGACTCTTGCAGTTCCTGCACCCAGGTATTTGCCAACTCAACGCCCTGACCGAGGCCGTCCGTCAGGCCCTCGGTCAAAGAGCCTGCCAGCTGGGTGGCGTTGTCTTTCAGGGTAGAAATGCGGCCGTTTAGCGTCTGGCTTTGGGTCTCCATAGCCTGATAGTACCGCCCGCCTTCAGACGATGCAGCCATGAGTGCGTTGGTAAGCAGTTCATAGCTGACCGTCATTTTCTGGGCTTCTGCGGTGCTCTTACCGGTGTAGTCGGCCAGGATACCGTAGACATCAATGCCAGCATAGGCAAACTGTTTGATGTCTGCCGCCGTGGCTTTGCCCGCGTTCTTGATCTGCTGGAGGTTTTGCGCCATGCGGCTCAGCTCGTCGTTTCCGCCGCCGGTGGCAGAAACGGCATCACCAAGAGCTAAAATCACTTTGCGGGAAGAATCGGCATCCACGCCGGTGGAAATCAAAAGCTGGTTCGCCTTTACAAGGCCAGCCGTATCAAAGGGAGTACGGGCAGCATCCTGCTTGATCTGCTCCAAAGTAGAGTCCGCTGCTTCCTGGCTGCCCAGCATGGTGGACAGTGCTACCTGATACTGCTCCAGCTGGGCGTTGTAGGAAACGCCCGCGTTGATGATTTTTTTGCCTGCCTCGACTGCTTTGGAGCCAGCAGCCTCAAAAGCATCTGCAATGAGATTTCCTTTTACGACGGCACCGGCCAGATCATCAAAAATGCCTTTTCCAGAATTTCCGGAAAAATTTTGCAGGCTTTCGGTGGCCTTGTCGGTTTTGGCCGCAAACTCTCCGAGGCCGTTTTCGGCATCGGAGAGGCGGTTTTTCATGTTGGCAAGGTCGGTATTGGTTTTATTGATGGCTGTGCGGTAGGCGGAAGCTTCCACGCTCATCTCGCCATACTTTGCCACAGCCTTTTGCAGCATTCCGGTCTGTGCGCTCAAAGCCTTTTCCTGGGCTTCGATCTGCTTTCTCAGGACTGCCGCAATGGAGGTTGCACGCTCTTGCGCGGTTGCATTTTTCCCCAAAGATGCCGTTGTGGCATTGAGCTCAGAAGAGTACTCTTTCTGCTGCGTGATGATGTTTCTCATCTGCTGGCGGTATTCTTGCTCACCCTCAACGCTGATTTTAGGGCCAATGTCCGTTTTATTTGCCAAGCTTTACCACCTCCTCACTCGATATTTTCCAATTCATCCAAGTCAACGTGTATTTTTTGGCTTGCGCCGTTTTCGATCTGCATACACGCCATATAATCCAGCATCCGGCCCATGGGGCAGGCCAGCGTTTCCCGCTCGCTCATGCCCAGCTTGCGGCCGTAGTACAAAAACCACGAGGTGTTCAGCCGGATTATGTGGCGTTGTCGGCGTTTTTTGGGCTGTCATCCGGTGCAACCTCGATCTCACGGGAAGAGCCGCCCTTGAGAGCCAGCAGAACGCTGTTCCACAGCTGGACGATTTCTGCACCGGACAAAATGGCTTCCAGCACTTCATCTTCCGGCAGCGGCTCCAGCGCTTTTGCCGCTTCAATTTCTTTTTCGTCGCCGGAGAATTTGGCAGACTGAAGAAGATAGTTGACGCCGCCATCGCACAGAGGGCGTGCAGCGGCCAGCACGGCCCGCAGAAATCCGGAAACTTCGTCTTTTTCTGCATGGTCTGCAATGCTCTTTCCGGCAGCACTGACGGAGCCGAAGCTCTTTTCCAGCACATCCGCCGCGCCAATGGTCAGACAGAACGGATACTTTTTGTTTTTGATGTTTGCCCAGACGATGTACTTGTCTTCCATGCTTACTTATCCCCCAGCACTTTCTTGATAAACGCCACGGCTGCGGCTTCGGTGGTAAACAGCGTTTTGGGCACGATCTTCCACACTTTTTTGGCGCTGTCGTCCCGCAGGATGTTGTAGTCCAGCGTCTGGGTCTGCCAATCCACGGAATCGCCCTGGGTGGTGGCGTCGTCGTTGGGCACCTTGAATTTGATCTTGGTCAGCACGATGGCTTTCCAATAGCTCTTGCCGTCACGCTGCACTTTTTTCACAGCGCCCAGGCCCAGGTAGGGAGGATCCATTTCCTGGTCATACTGATACGTCTCCACGGCCACATCGGTGGTGACGCTGTTGCCGTCCTTGAGGCCCATCACAAAGGCCTCTTCCTCAGGGGTGAGGCCGTCGATCTCACAGGAGCCGGTGCCGCTGGTAAAGGTTCCGCCGCCCACGGTCTCGGCCAGCTGATCGTCGGCGTAGAAGTCGTTGTCGTCGCTGGTGCTCACGTCGATGCTCATGGACACGGAGCGGCCCAGTTTGCGCACACCCGTGTAAGAGACCACGCCGCCCTCGGATGCATAGGTGGCAACGTGGATATTGGAAAAGCCAGTGGTCACAACACCATTATTGTTTGCCATATTTTTCCTCCAAAAAACAAAAGAAAAGCAAGGTGTCCACTGTGGACACCTTGCCGGGGTGGTTATTCGTCTATCAGTGCATGGATTTTTTCTTCGATCGTCACTTCCATGGCGTGCTCTGCATCCTTGCGGATCTTCTTCACGGCAGGAGCGATGAACGGCGTTTTGTTGCGGACGCTGCTTCCGCTTTCGACACTGCGGGCAATCAGTGCGTTCGGCTCACCCTTGGGGTAAGTCTTGGTGCGCACTTCGTTGTACCCGTCAAAGCCGATCTTGGTATTCCAGGCAAAATTTTTATGTTCCATGACGGCGATGCCAAGGCCGTTTTTAAGGCCGTCGGCCTGTTCCTTGGTCACGCCATCGAGGAGCATACCGTTCTTTTTATCCTCTTCCGAGAGGTAAAAGTATTTTTGCCCGGGAGGCAGGCTGTGCACGGTGATGTCGTCGATGGAGCTTTTGATGGCGTCCGCCACGACTTTTGCACCCTGGTATACAGCCTGCTTGCAGATGTCGTCTGTATTACGGCCCAGCTTTTCCAGGTTGCGGAGATACTGGGCGGAGCCTTTTGCAGTGATTTTAGCCACAGCCCGTCACCGTCCATCTCCATTCATAGTGCCAGATGCCGCGGTCCGCCTCATACTGCACCGGGTTCAAATACCAGGTAATGCACTCAGAGGCGTCAAAGCTCGTCTCTAAGGCCTCGCGCCATGGGTCAAGCTCGATTGTTGTAAAAAGGTCTGTCGTGCCCGTGACGGCCCTCTCTGCGTGCTCTCCGTCGGCGCTGAAATCATCCGCGCCATCTTCCTGCCACACAAAGTACCGCTTGGACTTCATCCGGCCCCCGTGGCTCACCTGGTCGGTGACTGCCGTGTGGGCTGCAATGATGCACTCACTCCACGTCATGGTCGTCCTCCTTGGTCAGCCGGGCGTCAAAGTTTTCTTCCACGGCCCGCAGGCTTAAATCCAGTGCGGGCGGGTAGCAGCCCTCCACGGCCTGCACCGTGTCGATGCGGTAGCGCTGGCCGTCTTCGGTCTGTGCCACGTCCTGGGAGCTGATCGGGATGCCTGGGCAGGGCACCCGCACCACCCGGACGATCTCGGCATTGTTCTGGCGGCTGAGGTACAGCCGCTTGATGCCCAGCTGCCGCTCCTCGTACCGCAGCACGCATTTCTGGGTGAGCTTGTACACAGGCTGGCGGCCCGCAGGGGCCACGTCGGCGACGCCGTAGACGATCACCGCGCCGCTGTTGAAATTCTGGCTGATCTCAGCCGTCGGGCGCGTCGGCAGCTTTCGCGGCATACGCGGTCACCCGCCTTTCATTTTGTGCGGCCAGGATGAGGTGGCGGTAGTTGTTCTCGAAGATATCCGCCGCCCCGTCCCGGGTATAGCGGATATAATCAAAAAGCAGGCTGCGGTGGAGGCCGGGCTGGGTGTAGTCCTGTGCCGTGCCGATCTTTCCATCCAGATACCCCATGCCCGCCACGGCGATGCCCCAGAGCTTTTTCTCCAGTTCATCGTCCTGCCATGTGATATCGAGATAGTTTTTGATGTCGGGCAGCAGCGCAGGGCGGATATCATCCCACGCGATCGTCATGGTCAGGATTTGGTCACGGTGACGGTGTAGGTCTTGGTGGTGGTGCCGTCCTCAGCCGTCACGTTGATGGTCACGGTGTTCTCGCCGTCTGCCCAGGTCGCAGCCTTTCCGTTCTCGATCACCTTGGTTCCCACCTTGACCTCGATCTTTGCGCCCGCGTTGGCCGGAGTGGCGGTGATGGTGGTGGTAGCCGCTTCCGTGGATGCGGTATAGGTGATGCCCGCAGAGGTAAAGGCCGGGCTCAGGGACAGGTTGCCCAGCTTCAACGCGCTCAGAGTGGCGTCAGTGGACGGGGTAGGGGCTTCCACGGTGGTCACCTTGTAAGGCACGGGCTGCAGGCCGGAGATGTCCAGGTTGAGGAAAGCATTGTTGTCCATGGGCAGGCCGTTGGCATACAGCTTGATGAGGTAGACGCGCTTATCTTCCAGGAAGCGGTAGTGGTCAGAATACTCGATTTTGCCGCCCTTGTTCATGCCCAAAGCCGCAAAGTACAGGCGGCCAATGCCGAATACAGCCTGGCCGCGCGGCAGCGCTGCGGTTTTGATGATGGTCATGTCCACAGGCAGCACGTCCTTGCGGTAGGTACCATCGGGGGCCTTGACGGTGGTAGCAGGCATCACACGCTGGTAGTAGTCCTGCGGGTTCACCAAGAAGATGAGGTCATCCGGGTCGCGGTCTTTGCCGTTGGGGGTGGTAGCCAGCAGGGAGATGAGGTTGCCGATGGTGGTGGGCTCCAGGTCGGTGACTTTGATTTTTGCCTTTTCGGGGTACTTGCCACCCTGCACGCTGGCACTCTCGGACACATCGCGGATCATACCGATGGGCTGCTCCTTTCCGTCGCCCATCACAATGCCATCTTCAAAAGTGAACGCCGCAGCCTCACCCAGAATGGCGCGGATGTAGCGGTCCAGCCACTCGGGGCCGAGGTCGAGCTGGGCTTTGCAGATGGGAATAAAGGCAGAAAGCTTGAAGAGGCCGACATCGACTTCCTTGAAGCCGGAGGTCAGTTCTTCGACAATCTCAGCACAAAGGCTTCCCCATGCGCCCTTGTGGCGGCCGTCGGTATTCATCATCATCCGGATGGCACCGCCGGTGGGGGTAAACTGGATCTTGCTCAGCAAGGGGTGTTTCTCAACCAGATCATCCATCACGCGGGAAATCGTGGTCTCCGGGAAAACAACGGCAACGTCATTGAGGGCCTGCTTTGGGTTGTCGCTCCGCATGGCCGGGATGACAGCCTGATAATAGTCCCGCTCTTCGGTGGTCAGCTGGCGGACGCCCCGGGAATACAGAACGGAGTCGTTCAGCTTCTGGATCAAGCCCTCGTTCTGGCTCTCGCACTCTTCATAATTGATCTCGCCGATGGTCTGGCACATTTCCATAAAAACGTTGGAAAATTCATCGGCGTCGTTGCCCTTTGCAACGTCGGCCAGGCGCTGGCGCAGGCTGGAAAGCTTCTGATTCTTTTTGTACAGTTCAGTGAGATTCGGCATATCGTTTTTCTCCTTTTCAGGTATTTAAAAAGCCGCACCCGGTATGGATGCGGCTTTGCGGCTGATTAAAATTTGGCGAACAGCTCAAGCACAGAGTGCTGTGCCGGGGGCGGTGTCTGCGGGTCGGGCGGCTTCTGAGGTGGGGGCGTCTGGTCCGGCACCACCAGCATCTGCCGGATGATAAGGTCTCGCACGCTCTGGGAAGCGGCCTTGCTGGAGGCCTGCTTCTGGATACTGGTTGCCAGGCCCATTTCCAGCACTTCCTCGGGGCTGTACCACGTTTTGCTGTTCAGCAGGTCGGTGGCGGCCTGTTCGGTCATGCCCGAAGCGGTAAAAGCGCCCTTGCCGATCTCAGTCAGCTTGTCCAGCTCATCGGCAGCAGCGCGGAGGTCTTCGGAGTAGCCATAGGTTCCACCGATCACAGGGTGAAAGTAAAAGGCGCTCACGTTGTTGGCCACCCGCTGGGAGCCAGCCAAAAAGGGGTAGATGGCCGCACTGGCCACAAATCCATCTGCATAGGTATTGACCTTTGCATTTTTGGCGAGCAGGGCGTTATAGATGGCAAAGCCCTCGGCCACCTCGCCGCCGTAGCTGTCCACATGGACGTTGATTTCGGCCAGGTCGCCTGCCTGCTCCAGCTGCCGGGTAAGGCGGTAGGCGCTCACGTCGCTTTCCACAAAGGGGAAGCTGGTGATGTCGCCGAAGATGTAGATGTCGGCCTGTTCGCCCGACTGCTGAAAATCAAAGTACGGTTTAGGCACTGTTTTTTCCTCCTGTCTTGGTGGTTTCGTTTGCGGCATTGCGGGCCACGCTGTCCACGGTGGAGATGTTCTTGGTCATCCAGTGGATGTTTGCCCACTCATCCGGCAAGGGTTCAAGGCCCGTGGCCTCGCGGCACTCGTTGATGGAGCTGTAAGCGCTCTCGATCAGCTTTTCGATGTTGGCCGCATTGCTCAGCATGTCAAAGTGCTGGATGGTGGAAGTGTCCACGGTCATCCGGTCGCCGCCTTTCCAGGCGTTGATGCCGTAAAGCTTGCGGTTGCACTCCTCGCTGATCTGTGCGGCAAGGGGGTCAATGCAGGTCGTCAGCCAGTGGGTCACCACGTCGCTGATTCCGGCCACATCTCCCTGCACCAGCACCGGGGGAATGCCAAGGCCCCGGGCCGTAAAGGTGAAGATATCATCCACAAGGGCCCGGATGTCCCGGGTGTCCTGTGCTTTACCATCACCGCCAAACTGCTCAAAATTGTAGCCGTCAAACTCGGGCAGGATACCGGACTCACTGGAAAGAAACGGCTTGTACTGGGTGTTCAACATCTCGCCAAAATTCTTTTCAAAGTCGTCCCGGCCCTCGTTCACCTGGTCAATGTGCACTTTGAGGTGCTGGCCGGAGTTCCGCATGGTGGCTTTCATGGTGGCCTGCACAAGATTGTTGTAGCTCTCATACAGCCCATCTACCACGGCTTTGGCATTTGTGCTGTTGAGGGTGAAGTGAAGCACCTCGCTCTCTTTCAGGGTGCGGGTGTATGCCTGGTCTCCCACCTGGATGTCTTTATAGACTTTTTCCTGGGTGGGGATGTAGTCAGGCTTTGCCCAGCTGTCGGCTACCACCAGATTCAGCCGCCCGCCCCGCACCAGCGGCACAAGCAGCGCCTCGTTGTGGGCGTATAGCTTGTAAATGGCTTTTTGCCAAAATTCGGTGCTGTTTTCGTTGATGTTGGGCTCCACGTTGAAAAGATAGTAATAATCTTTTTTCACGGGGCTTCCTTTTTCGTAGGTCTTAAACTCGCAGTTGGCGATGGCTTTGGCGATGAGGTTGACACAGCTGTTAAAAGCCAACTCCCGCAGGCGGTATTCCTGCCAGCAGCTCACCCAGTCCAGGCCATCAGCTCCGGGGCCGGAGATGTGCACCTCTTTTTCCGTGATGCCGCCATCGGGCGGGGCTTCTGCCTGCTGTGGCTTACTGCCCACGCCAAAAAACTGGCCCACTTTTTCAAAAAAGCCCATGTTGTTTTTCTCCTTTACCAGCAGATTGCGCCCAGCTTGGGCTTTCGTACCTGTCCGGTGCCCAGCTCACTCTCGATGACCATGGAAGCGGCCAGCGCCATAAACGGGTCAGTTTTCCGGCTCTTGGCCTCAATTTTGGCGTAGATGAAGTTGCCTGTGTCCACGCTCTGTGCCCGGCTGCTTCGCACCCGCTTGGTGTTGTTTGTGGCCCAGCGCAGCTGGGGAGCGTCGCCCCACACAAAAAGACCGCGGTCAAAGCAGTCTTGGATGAGGGGGTCTACCTGCATGATGTCACTGGGCCGGATCAGCTTGACCCGGTTTTTGTCCTTGGCGTCAAACCCGATGCTTTGCAGGGCCTCGGCCATCATGGTGTATCGGAAATGGTCAAGGGCCAGCTTTTTGATGTTGTATTTCCGCGCTGCTTCCCGGATGTAGTCGGTCAGCAGGTAGGGCGAAATGCTCACATCATCCACATAGATGCATTCTCCCATGTCGCACCAGGTCTGCCACGGGGCCTTGATGCGGGTCAGGGTCTTGCTCTGGGCACAGATCCACGCCCGGTTGATGTCATACCGGGTGTCACCGCGCCGGAAATGCAGGTTGACCGCCGCCCAGTCGTTGAGTTCGGCGTAGTCGATGCCCACCGTGCAGCTCCACCCGGTCAGGTCTGGCCGGGGGCGGTTGGTGGCTTTTACTTTTTCGTAGTCCGTCACCGAAATTTCCTTTGCACCTTTTCGGATGCCCATGCGCTTGGTGATAAAATCGCCGTTTTGCTCCGGGCGCTCTTTCCAGTCGCGGTATTCGTCCTGGATTTCCTGCATCAGGTGCGGCAGGTAGGGCAGGGACGGGTTGGCCATGCACCAGTTTTCTGGATCATGCACCTGGGCTTCACTGTCCAGGCAGCAGATGAAAGGTAAAAATCCCTCATCGGCCTCGCCCTCAAAAAGGATGCGCCGCCCTCGGGCCAAATAGTCGTCCAGCGGCCCATCTGAGACTTCGCCGTTGGAAGTGAAAAAGCCCACGCGGGGCTCGGCCACTTTGCCCTGGCCAGTGATAAAAACCTTGATGTTGTCGTAGTTCTGGTACTGGTGCACCTCGTTGAAGATGACAGCGCCGGAGCGCATACCGTCGCGGCCTTTGGGGTTGTTGGTGCGGCCCTTGACCTCGCCAAGGTTCTTGCGGCCCCGCAAAATCTCTTTTGTGTGGTAGTAGAACCGGGAGAGCTTGGCCTCCCACTGGGGGTTTTCCAGAGCTTCCACGATGTCTTTCACCGGGGTGACGGCCTGTTCCTCGTTGTTGGCACAGATGTCCACGTTGTAGTGAGGCACCGGGTTGTATGGGGAGATGAGTGCCGCTGAAGAAAGGGCAATCACGCCGTCTTTGCCAGCGCCACGGCCCACCATGGCAAACAGCGTTTTGAAGCGGGGGGAGTGGTCGGCCCGGTAGGTGCACAGCCAGAGCCCAAGCGCAAATGTCTGCCACGGGAAAAGGCGGTCATACGGAAAATACCGGGCCAAGCGGAAATATTTCCGCATTCGCTCGGTATCCACATAGATGGCTTCTGTCTCAAATACGCGCCGGATCAGCGCCACAAGGGCTTTTTGCTCTTTGCAGGCTCGCTGGGCCCCGGTCTCCACCAGCTCGATGTACTCCAGAATCTCCGGGGGGATGTTACAGCTCATCGTCCTCGTCTTCCTTGGCCGCCATAAACTTGTAGGTCTGCACGATGCGCAGCAGCGTCTGCACGGTGGAGTTGGCAGCGCTGGCGGTCTGGTTATAGGTCTGCACTGCCGGGTTGGGGATTTCCCGCTCTGCACCGCGCGGGGTGATCTGGAGGATGGTCAGGCCGTCCTCTTCGATGGATTTCCGGGCTTTTTCCAGCAGGTCGAGCTGATCCACATAGCGGTCAAGCGTTGTGCGATAAAAAAAGTTGGTGTCACAGTTGGCCGCTTTGGCCGCTTCTTCAATTTCTTTCAGCTCCTCCCAGTATTTGACCCGGGTGGGGGGAAGATTTTTGTTTTTGCCCATCGTTATTCTCGCTTTCTGTGGATTTGTGCAGATTGTATAGCTTCTACGCGCGCGCACACGCGCACGAGACCAGCTGGAAAGTCAGGGAACGCCCCGAGTAAGGGAATGTTTACCATTTCCCGTTTTTTCAGACGGGGGGTGTGCCCTCAGTCCCAGCGCTCCCGGGTCAACGGCGGCGCACGCTTGGCGCGGCGCATTCTTTCCGGGTGGCAGACCGTCTCGTGGCAGTCCTTGCACACGCTGATGAGGTTGCGCTGCTGCTGTCCATCGGCGTCTTTGTAATAAATATCCAGCGCCAGCGCAGGAGCATCCCGCACATGGTTCACATGGTGTACCAACTCGGCACGGTGATACCGCCCGCGCTGCTTGCATATCTGGCACTCGTGCCTGTCCATCTCCAGCACCTGCCGTGAGAGGCTGATCCACTGCGTGGTGCAGTAGAACGGATGCACGTCTCCGCGTGCGATTAGGCCTTGCAGCCATTTCAAAAATTTTGCGGTCATAACAAACTCAGCTGCTGCCCAGCTTCCTGCTCCTGTTCAAGTCTCATCTTTGCAATGCGGAAATACTCTGCATCTTTTTCAATGCCGATGAAATTTCGGCCCTCATGGATGCAGGCCACACCCGTGGAGCCGCTGCCCATGCAGCAGTCCAGCACGGTCTCGCCCGGATTTGTGTAGGTGCGGATAAGCCACGCTTCCAGCGCCACGGGCTTTTGCGTGGGGTGAATCTTTTCCCGGTCTGTGGCAAAATGTAATACCGTTTTGGGATGTCGCCCCCCTCACTGATCGTGGTGCATACGCTTCCGCACTCGCCGTAATTTAAACTTTTGCCGGTTCTTGTCCTTACATACGGCGAACCAAACGTGAATTGTGGATTGTAGGTCTTCGTCTGGCATTCACTGAATATCTGGATGCTCTCATGATTTTTTAAGGGCTTCCGGTTTGCGTTGAGGAAGTCAGAGCCCAAGGGCTTTTCCCAGATGAGCTCGTACCGATACCACGGAAGATTGGAGCAGACAAGCTTTGCGGCAAACGGCATATCCGCATGGAGTGCAATCGCACAGCCACGCTTGGTTACCCGTTTGAGCTGTGCCCACAGCGGTTCAAATGGGATGATAGAATCCCAGGCGTTCCGGGTGGTGCCATACGGTAAATCCGTCAGCACCATGTCCACGCTATCATCCGGAATGCTTTTCATCACTTCCAGACAATCGCCGTTGTACAGCTCCATGGGGCAGCCTCCTTTCTTCTGGCGTTTTGGTGCCGCTTGCAGGGCTCGAACCTGCACACGTCCGGTTATGAGCCGGATGCTCTGGCCGACTGAGCTAAAGCGGCATAAGAAAAACCAGCCTTGCTGCATGGAGCTCATCATGCAAAAAGCTGGTTTTTAATTGTATTGTATCAGCAGCGGTTAATCCGCACGGATAGCAGGCCGTGCTCCTTGGATACAGCCACGGCCTCCGATCTCTGCCCGAGGCTCGCGTTTTGTGTGGTCTGCACGGAAACCGAAACACCGCGCATAGCGCACAAAGTGGCTTTCTTTGTTGCTGATCGGTAAGGTCGAGAGGATAAGGCCAGCGCCGAGGCGCGTCAAAAACTTTGCCATGTCGCAGATCAGTTCTTTCAAGCGCTCAAGCATTTTGCAGTCCTCCTCTCCAAAGGTGTCCACAGTGGACACTCTAAAATCACGTCAGCCGCCAGCTGGACTCGAACCAGCACCCTCAAAATGGATTTATGCAGTGGTGAAATGCACAGTGATATTTTTGAGGTGTCACCAGCGATGGCCCGCCTTAGAAAGACGGCGCTCTTCCATTGAGCTATGGCGGCATGTAAATAGCGGGTGTCCATTGTGGACACCCGCCGGGTTGTATGATTCTGTTTTCTCAATGCGCCGCTGGGCTTTGAAGCGGACGGCGCGGGTTTGCCCATTGAGCACGGCAAGTTCTTGAATCCGCGCTATGCTTCCCGCCGGGAAATGCAATGTTTCCGGTTTCCGGTGAGCTGATCTCCGAAACCCGCAGCATAATAATAGCACACTGTTTTCGGACATTCCGGACATTTTGACCATTCTCGGACAATCCGGACATTTCGGACAAATCGACCATTTCCGGACAAAACGACAAATCCCGGACATTTCGGACAAAATAAAAGCGGCTGCTCTGCCTTTCAAAGTCAGCCGCTTATTTTACTTTTTCCGCTGTCGCGCCGGGCAGCTCACAATTTTTGTGACGTATCGCAAGTCTCTCCATGGTCTGAATTCACATACATATCCCATACGGTGAACACATGCATCGCACAGACCAAAGCGGTTTTTTCCGGTCTTAGCAGCTTCACGCACCTTGTCTTCCAGATTCTTTTCATTCATCGTCCAAGACCTCTTTTTCGTGGTAGTACTTACAAAATTGTTTCATATCGTTGGATGAGCACACAGCAGCACCTCTTGCGCACATGCCGCCAAATCGATAATTTTCGCACATCAAACAATTTGTTTTTCTTGACCTTTCAGTGAGCTCATTTGCAATCACAGTTACAGCGCATTGATTTCTTTTTTCTAGCCACCAAAGGCAATTATTTTGAGAGCATTTATAGTAGGCATTCGGGTTTCCGTTTATCGGGCAAAACTTAAAATCGGCCATTGCATTCACCTCACATTCTGTTCCACCCACCGATCTACCCGCCGCCGGATGGCTTCAGCGTCCAGGTCGCGGCCCTGCTCCATCCATTCCACGGCCACCTCCTGCGGCTTTTTGCCCAGGATGCAGATGGCCGAGATAGCAGCGCGGAGGAGATAGTCGTCACAAGTCTCCACGATGCGCTGGCCCTCCAGATAACGGGCCTCCAGATCGGCGTTGATTTTTTTCAGGCGTTTGATCTCGGCTTCCCGCTTGGTATAGGCAGCGTCTGCGGTGCCGCGCACAGTGGCGTGGCCCATGATGCAGGCGTTACCCTCCCCGCGAGAGGATTTCACCACGTCCGCCACGATCTCAGGCCCCTCGGCCTGCTTGTCCTCCAGCTGCCGGATGCGTTCTTTCCGGGCCTTGATGTCAAAGGGGATTGCGTGCAGCTGTCGGAATTCTCGCGGTTTCATGTGGTGGTCTCCTTGGTGTTTACTTCAGCTCAAAAAACTTGGTCAAAATATCGGGCATCCCTGCATAGTACGAAATCCAGCCGCAGGTGTAGAAGCTGTGATCCTGTAGGATGATGGCATAGTCCTCACACGGCTGGCCTGCATCCTGACGGGTCTTATCCACCCGCTTCCAGAGCGTTGCCCCGCCGGGGAGAAGCTGGCTATAATACACCAGCTGAAATTGCACATCCTCCCAGCCCATGGCCCACGGTGCATCATCTTGCAGGGTCTTACATGCCAGCTTATACAGGGTTCCGTGCCCTTTTGGCTCTTCCGGTTTCGCTGCCTGTGGTGCAACGCGGTACACGCTGGGCGCTGTCCGTTCGATGCTTTGGACGATCTCTTCATGGATGTCCTGCGGTGGTTTTGGCGCGGGTTTCGGTAACGTTACCGCAGGTGCTGCTTTTGGCGGCTTTTCCGGCTCAGGGTCCTCGGATGCTTGCCCCATAAATCGGGCATAATCCTGAGCATCCTTGACGGCTTGCATGAAGCCGATCTCTCCATCACGCAACCGCTCTTTGATGGTCTCGTTCTGGGTGGTAGCCACAATGTTGAGCCGGGCCGCTGCACCGGTGCTGATACCCAGAATCCTGCAAAGCTCATCCCGGACTTTGCCCTCCAGCTTGCCGTCCTGCTTTTTCTTGGTCAAAGCCTCTTTCAGGGCCTCATACTGGGCCACACGCTCCCAGTCGGTCAGGTCTCGTGCCGTGGCGTTGGCGGTGATGAGGGAAATCTTATCCTCCAGCTCGCCCTTGCTTTCCACGATGATGCAGGGGACAGTGGTAAACCGCTCGTCACCCTCAGCAGCCAGTTGCTTACAGGCTGTAAGCCGCCGCTCGCCTCCGATGAGCTTATAGCCGTTGGCCCACCGGATCACCTCCAGCGGCTGGCGGACGCCGTTGGCCTTGATATCGTCTTTCAGCCGCTCCACATCGCCCACGATGTAAATTTTTTTGTTATCGGGGTTCGGCATGATGTCGCTGATTGGCAGCATCTCCACATGCATCGGCCCCGCCGGGTCGGTATTCTGGGACTGCGGGTTCAAAAAACTGCCCAAAAGTCCGGTGCTCATCATATGCTCACCCCTCCACTTTCTTGACCACATGCCGGGCCAGCTCGATGTACTGCTCGCTGGCTTTGGATTTCGGGCTGTAGGCGTACAGCGGCATGTGCTCGCTGATGGCCTCCTGCACTTTCACGCTGGCATCGATACGCAAAATCCTGCCGTCCTCGTACCGGAAGAGCGGCAGCCCGCTTTCCGCCAGCTGGTTGATGGCCTTGGCACCGTACCGGGTGCGGCGGTACATGGTGGGCAGGACGCAGAGCACTTCCAGCGCCGGGTTGTAGGCCTCTTTGGCCTCTTTGACCTGCTTGAGGATCTCTTGCAAGCCGTCCATGGCCCACTCGCCACAGTCCACCGGGATGATGACCCAGTCCGCACAGACAAGGGCGTTGACCGTGGCCATGTCGATGTCGGGCGGGCAGTCCATGATGCAGTAATCGTAATCTTCGCGGTGCTGCTCCAGAGCGTGCCGCAGGCGGTCGTGCCGGGGCCGCATGGTCTCCAGCGTGAGCCGCTGGTTTGCAAAAATCATGTTCATGCAGCTGGGGGCGACGTCCACGAACTGAAAATTTTTGTAGTCCGGGATCTGGATCACGTCCCCAAGCTTTGCCTCCAGGGTGAGCACGTCGGCCATGCTCTTTTCATCCGGGTCAAAGCACTTGAAAAATTTCGAGCTGTTGGCCTGCTTGTCCAGGTCCATGACCAGCACCCGCCGGGAGTACTTCCACCCGAGGACGCAGGCCAGGTTGCAGGCGGTGACGGATTTTCCCACACCGCCCTTGAGGTTGATGATGGCGATTTTTGTCATGGTGCGCATTGCAATTTCCTTTCTTTTTCGGCTTATCTGCTTTTTGCTTTCAGCTCTTCCATGGTGATCTGGTAGCCCTGCCACCGGGTGGCCAGCCACTCACGGAAATGGCTGCACTTGCGGAAGTAGGAACCCGCGCCGTTCCGGCAGGCTGCATAGGCACAGCCGTTGCAAGGGCTGTCTGCGGGCCAGTGCTGGGCGAGGTCGTCCGCTTTGCTCATGCTCCATCACCTCGCTTCTGGATCCTCCGCATGGAAGCGGCCAGCTTTTCGGCACTGGACCCCGCCGGGTGTTGGGTCTGCTGGGCACAGAGCCCAGAGGTTTTGGTCATCTCGTAAAACTCCAGCGTCGTTGCCGCCCTCAGTATCGTGGTTTGCAGATACGCCCGGATATTTTTGACATCGGTTGTGGTTTTGGCCATGTTGTCCATGATGTACTCGATGTGCCGCCCGGTCAGCCTGTCCAGCAGCTTGCGGACGCTTACGGAGGCCTGAGGTATTTTGCCGATGTATTGAATCTCGTTTGGACAGCAGTACATCTCGACGATGAGGGAGACCAATTCTTCCAGTGCTGCCGGGTCATACCGTGGGGCTAAGTCGTCCAGCTCCAGCTGCTCCCGGAAGCGTTCCCGCGTCTCTTCAAAATCCGTTTCGGAATCCATCAATCCATCCCGTTTCGGCGCCTTGCGCTGATAGATAGATTTCCCTATAGATTTCTCTATAGATTTCTTCCGTGAAAATTTTTCCCGGGTCTGAGTGAAAATTTTTCCCGGGTTTTCGGACGTGTTTTTCACCGGTGAAAAATTTTCCCTAGTGAAATTTTTTCCCGGGTCATCGGTCTGCTCACGGGTCGGTTTTCTGTCGGGGAAAATCATCTCTTCCACGCCTGGAGTTGCCCGGTAAATGTTCCGCTCAACTCCGTTCACGGTCTCTTTCTGCATCTCGATGATACCCATTTTCTCAAGCGTCCAGAGATGCGTTTTGGCTGTGCGCTGTGTAAAGGGGGTAGTCTGCTCGATGTAGTAGGAGCCGCCGCGATACCAGCTTTTCCCGTCCTGTGAGAAGCCATAGACGATGGCAAAGACGATGGCCTCATTTCCAGAGAGCTTCAAATTGCTAAACATCCACGGCTGGATCACGATGTAATTCGTGAATTTCTTCTTTTTACCGCTCACACGTTACCCCCCCCCTCAAAACGGCAGATCGTCGCTGTCGTCGATGACGGCAAAGTCGTCCGCGCTGCCCTGCGAGAAGCCCGGGGCAGGCTCTCGGTAATCCCTGGGCGGTGCTTCGCCGCCGTCGTCCACGGGCTGCTGGCCCGCCGGGCGCTTGCTGGGCCCGGCAAAACTCAGATCATCGGCTACGATCTCCACCGCGGTGCGGCTGTTGCCGTTCTTGTCCTTGTAATTGCGGGTTTGCAGGTGCCCATGCACGGCCACCATGCTGCCCTTGGAAAAATACTTGGAGATAAACTCCGCTGTGCCGCGCCAGGCCACGACGTCCAGGAAATCTGCCTGCCGTTCCTGGCCCTGCTGCACAAAATTCCGGTCACATGCGATGCGCACCGTGCACACGCTCACGCCAGAGGGCGTGGTGCGCAATTCCGGGTCAGCTACCAGCCGCCCCATGATCGCTACTACATTCAGCATGATAAATAATCCTTTCCGAACTCTTTCATCCAAAACTCGTGACTATACCAGGATTCAAAAGCCCGCTGTCCCGCTTGCTTGAGAAGCAGCCGGGTCTTGCTGTCAAAATGGGCGCTGTCCTTTCCGGGCTCGTTGTGGTGACGGTGGCAAAGCCAGACCTTGAGGCCGTAATACTCGGCCTTTTTCCGCAGCGGCCCGTTGAGGACGTGGTGCTCCTCCAGCCCGGTGGTAGTCATCACGTTATACTTGAGTCGGCAGATGTAGCACTCTTTCCGGGTCTGCATGATGCTTTCAGCCAAGTGCTTTTTCACCTCGCTCTATCCGTGCAAGCATTTCACTGTATCGACGAAGCTTTAGCTCCGTATAGCAATCATTTTCTTTGTCGTAGATCATCAAAACGCCTTTATTTCCCTCAGAGTAATGGCGCATTTCGATTAAAGCCCGAGTTGACTCCCGGACATCCCGGGCCTGGGATTTGTGCTTTGCAATCAGCAGCTTTTCAAATCGTTTGCGCGTCATCTTTTTTTCCTTTCTGATCTGCCATAACCCAATCAAAAATTCTTTCACTGATTTCACGAGAGGCTGGTCCAAGATGGCATTCATGGTGGACAGCAGGCGCTATAGCATAGCGAAGTGTTAAGGCTTCTTTTGAAAAATGGTCATACAGCTGGGTGACTTTCAAAAGCCACGGGAAATCTCGGTTGAGAAAAACGGCATCGTGATAGTGTTGCCCGTGATCAAGCAGCTGGTACAAACGCACCATCAGCTTGTATGTGTAATCAGTGTCTTTCACTTTCTTGGCACCTCCTGCCATTCCATCCAGTAGGCCGTGACGTTGGGGTCGTTGACGCCCATCTCCGCCAGCCTGTCAAATATGCCGTCGATAAAATCCGCCATCTGGGCAGTGGTGAAGCTGCTGGATCCCCGCAGGCACTTGACGGTGCAGCGGTCATCATCCAGAAGCTCCACGACGTGCACCAGCTTGTAAGCCGTGCGCAAGATGGGGACGGCCCCCACGGGCACCTCCAGAAAATCGAAGTCCACGCCGTACTCTTCCAGCATCTGGACGTAGCAGTCTTCCGGCTTCATGCCGCCCGCCCTGCCGCCGTTGTAGTGATCGGCCATGACGGTGAGCAGCGCCCACATCATGCGGTTCTGGCTCAGGGTGCGCCGCCGGGTCTCGGGCTCAAAGGTGAGCACCAGCCGCAGCGGCTTGCCGCGGGCCAGCTCATCAAGCTTCTGGAAGAGCTGGGTTTTCACAAAATCCACAGCCTTTTCCACCGTGAACGCCCGCCGGGCCGGATCATACACCACGGCCAGCTGGCCGATCACGCCTTTTCGTCCCATAGGACTTTCTGGCCGTCTGCCCGGAGAAGCTGCACCATGCAGATGTGGCCGTCGTCAGACCGGGCGAACTTGTCCACCGTGAGCTTGACTGCCGGATAGTATTTGCCTTTTTCGGTCTTTGCCACGGGCACCTGGTCCGCTTTGAGGAAGATGGGGCCAAGCTCCATCACGTCCTCGGCAAAGCCCAGCATGGCAGCGGCAGCCAGGAAGCTGGTGTTTTCCTGCATCCGGTCGGGGTTTGCAGTGGGAATATCCAGCGGTCCGGCATCCTTACGAACGTAGAGCCCTGTAGCAGGGGAAAGTACCTCGATCTGGCACCGCCACCAGCTTCCGGAGCGGTAATAGGTATCTCCCCATCCGAGATTCCCGTAGGTTTCGTTGAGCATCCGCCGGACGTCCACCACACGGGGAAGCACCACAACGCGGATGCCGTCTGCAGATGCCTCAATGCACCGCACCACGCATTCCTCTGGATTGATTTGCGGGGCTTTCGGGCCATTGACCGGGAAACTGATAGGCTCGGCCAAAACCCCGCCAGAAACGCCCGCAGACGGCCCACGACGCCGGGGGTTGGTTTTAGTTGACATCTTGACCGTCCTTTCAGAGCATCACTTCGCCGACCGTGGGTTCGTGCACAACGTCCTCCGCGTCATCAGGGACGTCCGGGATGTAGGAAAACACCAACGTCCGGATGTCCTTCTCGACCAGAGAACGACAGTAGGAGTAGGCGTCCCGCGTTTCCTGCACGGTGAGGATCGCCTGCGACTTGTCCAGCAGACCGTTCAGCAGCATGTTGTACATGGCCCGGCCCATCTGCTTGGCGTCGCGGCTATACTCGCGCCGGGACACGTGATGTTCGTTCGATCTGCATTTTTCACAGCTCATTTTTGTTCCCTCATTTCTAAAAAATATTTTACGCTTTCGCGCTGGCAATGGCTTTTATTTATCCTCCTGCCATCATTGGAGTTGTAAAAATCAGCCGTTGCCGGAGCCGTCGCCGCGGCCGGAGCTGAAGCCGTTGCTGAAGCCGTCGCTGAAGCCGGAGCCGTCGCCGTCGCCGGAACCGGAGCCGGAACCGTAGCCGGAACCGTAGCCGGAACCGTAGCCGGAACCGTAGCCGGAACCGGAACCGGAACCGTAGCCGGAACCGTAGCCGGAACCGGAACCGTAGCCGTAGCCGTAGCCGGGACCGGAGCCGGAGCCGGAACCGTAGCCGGAGCCGTCGCCGTCGCCGGAACCGGAACCGGAGCCGTCGCCGTCGCCGTAACCGAATCCGTAGCCGTTAATTACATTTTCCACACGGCAACCTCCTCAATACTCTTTTTGGCCTTTTTGGTGATGGGAATGATTTCGATCACTTCGGTCAGCATTACACTATCAACCGGGCACGGGAACTTGCAGTTTTCCGGCTTGCTGGTTCCATCCGTGGCCAGCTGAGACAGACTTGCAGCGCCATCCCAATACCAGATCCGGCGAGCATTGCGAAGGGTTGCCTCCTTGCCCTTGCGGCTCTCAAGATACCCAGCAAATACGCCAGCGCTGAAAGTGCGGACCATGCAGTAGGGCATCCCATTGAGTTTGGTCGCCAGAGCGTTGTTCTGAATGCTGTCAGCACGAACATATTCCACTCCGTCAACAATGATTTTGTCTTTCTCCATTATGCAGTACCTCCATTTTTTGTTTCAAACTATTTCGCGCTTTTGCGCTGGCAGCGGCTTTTGTTTTACCACCTGCCGCCATTGGTGGGCTGGCTACTCAAGGCCCGCCAGTGTCCCGCATGGTCCCAATCCATGCATCTTGTCACGATGAGAGTACCCAACATGCGGCCCGCCCAGTGTCGTGGGAAAGTCGGTTGATAGCAGTGTCTCAAGGGGGATGGCAGCGGCTCTTTTTTATCCTCCTGCCGCCAGTGGAGCCTTTAGAGCACTTCTTCGTCCATGCTCACTCGGGTGAAACTTCCAAAATTTTATCGCTTTTCATGATGTAGTGGTCATGCATGGCGGCGTGCCAGTATGTAATCTCCGCTAGATGCATCTGGCGGCGGGTCTTTCGGAAATCGTCAAAGTAAAACGGCGTGGAGACTTCCAGCAGCTCATCCGCCACAGCATCTTCTGCATCAAAGGAAAAATCAGCTTCATCGGCCCGGATATCTTTCCGGCCATAGTGGAACGTGTAGTGAACGTGAACTTTCTTCATCTTTCGGCCTCCGTGATTTTCAAAATCTTGTCGCTTTCCACCATCAACCGCCCTTGAAGTTCTTCGAGATTCCGCAGCAGCCGGGAGAGGGCATTGGCGCGGGAACCCATGAAAAGCGCTTCCCGTGCGGTGAACGGAGCCCGCTGGTTCAGCTCCAGCAGCAGGGCCGCCGCCTGATCGTCGTCGATGGTGAACGTCTTCGTGAAAGGCTCTTTGCAGGCAGTGCGGAAATCCTTATGGGAAGTGTAAGTGACGCTGATTCGTTTCATCCTCAACCTCTCATTTCTCCGGGAAGATTCCGCTTCCCAGGCTCACAAAATACTGATCCAGCAGCAGGCCCAGATTGATGGTCTTGCCGCGTCCCTCGCCGCTCCAGCCGTCCGGGAATTTTTTGGCTACGTTGTCCTTGGTGGCCCCGGTGATGAGAGCGGCCTGTTCTACGCTGGGGGAGAGGGTGCCGTACTTTTCCAAAAGACTCCGGTAGGACATCTCCCAGATCTCGTTTCTAAGCTTTCTCGCCACGGTCTTCCAGCTCCTTTCTCCGCCGCTCAAACTCCACCTGCTGGCCGTATGTCCGGCCCGCTGCCTCCGCCCGGGCACAGACGTCGGCAATGGATTTCCCCTGCGGGAGAAGCGTCTTCTTGCGCTCTTCCCGCTGCTTTTTGTTGTGCTCATCGGCCTGCTTGGAGCGCAAATCCTTTAAACAGGTGTCGCAATACTTGCGGGTGCAGCCCACGTTTTTCATGGTGGCCCCGCAAAGCTCGCACTGCTTCTGCTTTACGATGTAATAGCTCACCGCTGCACCATCCTCTCCATCCGCCGCTTCTGGGCGGCACGGCGCCGGGCGTTGTCGGCCCGCTTGAACCTGTCCCACTGGGCCAGCAGGTACGGGGCACCGATGACCAGCGGGGTGATGAGGAAGAGAAGCGCCAGCTTCTCGGTGCAGGCAGCGTGCCAGGCGTCCCGGCCTGCCAGCTCCATCAGGTCGGCAAAAATAAAAATCGTTCCGCTCATAAGAGAAGCGCACCTCCGATCTTGTAGGCCAAAGCCAGAACCACAAGTAAATACGTCACCCAGCCCGCCAGCACACGGCGGTCACGGTTGTGGGCACCGATCATCACAAGGACGCTCAGGCACCCGCCTGCCACAAAGCACATGAAGCAGGCAAAAATGGCTGTTCTGCTCATGCTGTCACCTCATGCCCAGGGCCCGCTCGATGGGCTCCCGGGGGTTGTCGTTGGGGTAGGTGCCGCCCATGTACTGGTTCACCTGCGATAAAGAAAGGCCCGCCCGGAGCGCCAGCGCCCGGTTGGTGAGCTGGAGCTCCACTTTTTTTTGTTCCGCCCGGCCTTTCCAGGTGCGGAAGTCTTCGTCTAAGACACGCTTGGTACGCGCCATGTTTTCCACCGCCTTGTTAAAAATTACAAATAAAGGGGTTAAAAACATTGCCAAGCGGTGAGAAAAAGTGTAAAATGGTGATGCAGACAACATAATACACATTTCTTCAACCCGGCAATGTCACCACAAAGAGCGGCTCGCCGCCGGTCTTTGTGCGGAAGCCCCGCACGCGCATTGGGGAGCTTCCTGATTTTGGGGAATCCGTTGCCTGTGAGAGCAAAGCACACACCTTGTAGGAGGTTCGGTAGATTCCATGCATCCCCAAAGGGGAGAAAGGAACCAACCCCTTGAGGACATTCTTATTATAATCTAGATTTATCTAGATTTCAATACAAAAACTAGAAAAATCTAGATTTCGGCACAATTAACAAAAAGTAGGTGATAATTTTGTTTTGGGAAAATTTTCAAGTTCAATGTGCAAAAGTTCAAAAATCACCCGCCACAGTGGTTGAAGAGTTAGGGCTTTCCAACTCAATGCCAACAAGTTGGAAAAATGGCTCTCTTCCATTGATGAAAAACCGCAAAAAGATTGCGGACTACTTTGGCATCACGGTGGAAGAGCTCATGGGCACAAAAAAAGAGCCCGCCGGGGATGGCGAGCTCACGGAGGATATGAAAGAGATTTTAGAGTATGCTCAGAAGATGGGCCCGGATGAACGCAAAGCGTTTATCACGCTGCTGAAATCCAACTCCAAAAAGTAAGATCAAATGGCAGCGGGGAGTTTGCGGGCCTCTTCCTCATGCAGCATTTTAAGGGCCTGCTTCACAAGCTCGGGATGCTCATAAAAAAAGGCCATGAACTCTTCAACTGTCATCTGAAACACTCCTTTACACCTAATTGTTGTATTTGCTGGCTTTATAATACAACCGATAATGAGAAAAATCAATAGAAAAGGGGAATTTAACGTGAAAATTGCGGAAAAGTGCCGGGTGGCTGCGGTAGGCCTGAGCCTCGCGGCTGCTGTCACTTTTTGCCCTCTTGCTTTTGCGGCTACCCCGGAAGAGGTAGAAGCACAGATCAACCAGATCGGCGCGGTCACGCTGGACAGTGCCACGGCCATTGCCAACGCACAGGGGGCTTATGCGTCCCTGCCCGCCGCACAGCAGCAGATGGTTTCCAATGTCGGCACTCTGGCAGCGGCCCAGCAGGCGCTGGAAGATTTGCAGGTCAACGCCCTGATCGAGAAGCTCAACTCGGAGCTTTACAAAGAGCACGACGAAGTGGAAAATGTGGATTTTTACTTTTGGAAAGGATTCCCGGCCACGGATCAGACCATTTTCATCCTGCCTTACTTCTGTTCGGTGGGTGGTGACCTCCAGCCCATCCGCCTGATGTATGACTACTATGGGAAAAACTGGATTTTCTTTGACCAGATCATCTACAACGTGGACGGCGAGACCTACCGCCGTGCGGTGAGCAAAGACAAGATCATCCAAAAGACCGTCATCGACTCCCTCGGCTCCGGAGCCTATGTCTGGGAGTACGGTGACGACATCGCAGAGCCGGGTGAAATCGAAATCCTGAAAAAGGCTTGCACCGCTAAAAAGGCCACTTTCCGCTTTAAGGGAAACGGCACGCTGCTGGACTACCACATGGACAGCTATCAGAATGACCGTGTGGCCATCACCCGAGTTTTTGATGCTTATGAGTCCTTGCAGGCCGCGTCTCCCACTGTCCGCGCCCGTGCTCTGGCTGGCATGGAAAGCCATAAGCAGGGCACAAAGTTTGTAAGGCTGGCGTTTTGAGCCCGCCGGGGGGATTGCCATGGGCTTATTATTGATTTTGGTTGTTGCAATCGCTGTGATTTGGCATTTTCAGCGCAAAAAGCAAAAAGAAGCAGAAGAAAAAGCAAAATATCAAGAAATTCGGAAAAAGAATCAAAAAATATTTTCAAATTCTTTTGAATCTTCCAGTCAGAGCAACGAAGAGGATGAAATCAGCAAAATTATCTGTGAAGCACAAGCGCAAACTGCTCAGGTTTCCTCTCTGTCGGCTCAGCCTCAAAAAGAAGAGCCGAAGCCGATACCGGGAAAAATGCCGCAAGATTATCTTGATGAGCTCCAGCGGCAAATGGAAAAGCGAGAAGCCGAAAACGCCCACTATGATTTTGTGGTGCTGGACGTCGAAGCCACAAGCTATGAGCGGCAGTATGTAAGCAACAACGATATTTTGCAAATCTCCATCATAGACCCAAGCGGAAATGTCCTGATTGACCAGTACTGCAAGCCAAGAAGAAAAACCGAGTGGATCAGGGCTTATAGTGTCAATGCAATTCCATATAGCTTGGTGAAAGATTGTCCATGCTTTTCGGAAGTAAAGCCATATGTACAAGATATTTTCAATCGTACCAAGCTGGTAATAACCTTTGATTACAATTTTGTATATGACTTCTTGGAAAAGTACAAATTTGACATGGAAAAGATTCACATGGATTCGCCTGTATACCGTCTGCGAAGATACAACACAGCAAACGGCATTGAAAATCCGAAGTGGACAACGCTTGAAATAGCTGCCCGTCAAATCGGGCTTACTTATGACTATGACAACTCTTTGGAAGATACAAAAGCCATCTTGGCGCTATACAATTTTTTCAAAGAAAAAGATGCTATTTTTGAAAAAGAGCGAAAAAAGAGAAACGCCGATAAAAGCTTCAAGAACATCTACAAACCCAGTAAGGACGCAGACCCGTCAAATGCTCTTTATGGTAAAAAAATCGCATTTGCAGATGAACTTCCAATTTCACGGCAGCAGGCTTTTGAAAAGGCTTCTGCTTTGGGGGCTGTTGTCCGGTCAACGATAAGCCCAACCCTTGATATCTTGGTATGTGGAACTCGCTCAAAAGAATGGGCTTATGAATACGGGAAAAAATCAGGCGAACAGAAAAAAGTAGAAAAATTGAATTCAGACGGCGCAAATATAAAAATTATATCTGGCGACGCATTTATGAAGATGCTTGAACAGCCAGCCGGGGTGTCCACAGTGGACACATAAAAGCCCCGCCGCCGGGTGACGACGGGGACAGGGTTACAGGAGACGGTTTTTAAAAGCCGGAGAAGCAAGAACCCCACAAGTGATTTTCGCCCACTCCGGCACGCCGTCAAACCCCGACAAAGCCTGGGCGAAAGGGAAAGGCATTCTCATAGACTTGTTTGACATCGAGTTTTCCTGTCTCAATTTTTGCGGTGTTGGACAGCTTGGTAGAAACGGCCTGCATGATCTGGACGCGCTTGTTGAGGTCCGTCACAGTCAGGCCCCGGCTCTCCATCTCTTTGAGCCAGCGCTCAACGTCGGCCACAGCCTCCGGCAGTGCTTCATCCGGTTTGAAAATGTTGTTGAAATCCATAATGTACCTCCAAAAATAAAATTTTAAGATTCAAAAACTAAATCTCAATCATTTTGCCGTTCACGCATTTTACATGCGCCCGGGGGTCACGCCCTGCGGCCTGGTCTTCCGCCGCTCGCTGTAAAATGCGGGCGGCGTTCGCGTATACCTCCGGTCCCACGCTGTGCGGGGCCAGATGGTACACCAGCGCCAGCGCGGTGTGCTCTGCAAAGCCGGAGAGCATGGGGAGAAGCGTTTTCCGATCGTGTGCCATATCTCAGCCCTCCCATGGTCTGCGGCTCCTGTCGGGGCTGCTGGGGCGGCTTGCGGGCATACCGTCGATGATGTCCATATCATCGGGGAGCTCACGGACATTTTTTGCAGGAATCAGCATTTTTGCACCTCCATCATGGCTTTTTTTTACAATAATGTTATACCATGGTGGAATGTAAAAATAATATTACCATTTTAAGGTAATTTTTGTGAATTTCAAGAATCGAGGTGAAGCAGAATGGACGAATTTTCGTGGAGAATGGCAAAAGCGCTCGAAACAGCACGAGCACATGCGGGGCTGAGCCAGGAGAAGCTGGCAAAGCGCATGGGTGTCAGCCGCCCCACGATCGCGGCATGGGAGCAGGGGACAACGCCGCCCTCACTTCCCACGGCCCTCAAGTGGTTTACCTGCTGCGGCGTGTCCGCCGTGCGGTATATAGACGCCTGCAGCCATCCCGGCCTGCTGGAGTATCTGGAAGATGACCCCATCGACGCGGAGAAGCGCCAGATTCTGCACGAGGCCTTGGACGAAGCGAGTATGTACGAGATAAACGCCCTTTTGTATCTCCGGTATGGAGATCATGGGTCTGATCACATCGGCGTCCTGTCCGAGGTGCTGGCAAACCTGCACTGCCCGCTGGATAACCGGGTAAGCCATTGTGGCACCATCATCAATGACCATGAAATGGCCCGAGTGCGGGGACTTGACCCGGATCCCAACGGCTTCCAGCCGGAAATGGACATCTTACACCAGGCACACCAGTGCGGCAAGGATGCCGCCATGGCCGATCAGGCCGCATACTCGATCACAAGGAAGGGGGAAGAAGATGCCAAGAAAAAAGGCTAAGCGCTCAGATGGCCGCTATGAGATCAAGCGCAAGATGCCCGACGGCAGCACAAAGCACTTTATGGGCTACTCCGTGACGGAAGCCGTCGCAAAGTATGAGGCCGCCCGGGATGCAATGCTCCAGAAAAAAGAGATGGAAGCCGCCGGGCCGACTTTTAAAGAAGTGGCCGAAGCCTATAAAAATTATATTACGAGCTCGACGAAACCCGTCAAACGTGGTACAATCAACGCATATCAGAAGAACATCCCTCCTTTTTTGGAGCGATTCGGGGAAATGCGTATGGCGGAGATTGACGCGCAAGCCCTTACCGGCTACTGGGAAAAGATGAAAGTAGACGGAAAGAGCCTGCACACGATCACAAACGCCCGCAGCGTGCTTTCCTGTATCTTCCGGTATTGGTGCGCCAACTTCCACGGGACTGGAAATCCGGTATCTTTGTCGGCTGTCCCGCCAGGGATGAAACGCGGCAAGCGTGAGGAACCCACAGAGGAGCAGCGAATCATTATTGATGCACACCCAGAGGGCTGCGGCTTTTGGGCTCAGCTTTTCCAATACACCGGGATGCGTCTTAGTGAAGCCAATGGGCTCAAATGGGAGAACGTTGATCTTGAAAAAGGCGTCATCCGGGTGAGGGAGCAGATGCCATGGGATAAAA